CATCAAAGTATTACATCAAGAGTTATGCACAGGAATCTGTGGATAAGGTTGGCCAAAATCAGTGGATAACCCCGCGGTGGTCGGCTGGCGGTCGGTGGCCGCGACCCCCCCTTGGCCGGATCGGAGGGGGCGACTGTGGCGGCACTAAACACCTACAAAAAAAATTTTTTAAAAAAGTAACAACTAACGCAAATTGTGCAAAAATGTCAACTTCACCAACTAACAATTTAAACCTATGAAAACGAAGCAAGCGACAGTCACAATTGATGACCAGGAATGGATCGTCTTAGACACTGATGAGCAAAAAGACAGTAAAGTGTTTTGTGCCTTGGGCAAGCAAGACAGCACAATTGTTTGGCACACTTGGGTGGACATTAATAAAATCGTGGGTGTTATATGAATATAGCGTTATTAACTAAAGTCAGGCAGTTATTCAATGTTGATTATGTGCCGACACATACTAATCGACATAATCAGCGTCAATATATTAAGGCATTAAGAATATTGGGTGATAAGTGGTTAGTTCATCCTAATAATAAAACTCAGAGAATACAGTGAAAAGCAATTTTGTAAATAATCACATAAGGCTTAATGGAAATTGCAACGGGCATAAATTACAGAAGTGTAATAAGTGCTTGGTTGATAAGCCGCCAGAGGGTGGGGTTGAGATGAGTGCGACCAGGTGGTTGTGTGCATCGTGCTGGACCAATAGGATCACCAGCCAGAACTTAAAGGAGATGGCCAGATGACTGATTTGTTGACAGCGATGCATCTTAGTGTGATGTTGTTGGACCTAAAAATTAGGATGATGGAGGCGATTGAGCGTGAGCAGTTTGACCTGGCGATGACGATGCATTTGCTGATACTGGTGAGGACTGACGAGTTGGATGCGCATAAGTGGGCGATGAGTCCTACAGGCTGGGCCATCTATGAGACGATCCACCCATGAGCAAAGAGAATGTGTTTGCTGTGTGGGTGGAGAGGTATCGACCTGATCCGGTTTTGTTTGTGCGAGAGGTGCTAGGGGTTGACCCTGACCCGTGGCAGGTGAAGTTTCTTGGTGCGATTGCCCGTGGGGACAGGAAGATAAGTGTTCGGAGTGGTCACGGGGTGGGAAAGAGTACGGCCAGCAGCTGGGCCATGCTTTGGTACTTTATGACGAGGTCACCCGTCAAGGTGGTGGTGACTGCACCGACAAGTAGTCAGCTGTATGACGCGATGTTTGCCGAGCTGAAGAGGTGGATCAACGCGATGCCTTTGCCCTTGCAGGGGTTGTTGACTGTCAAGCAAGAGAGGATTGAATTCAATGCTGCACCGACTGAGATGTTCATAAGTGCCAGGACATCAAGGGCCGAGCAGCCAGAGGCTTTGCAGGGAATTCACTCAGAGAATGTGATGCTGGTGGCCGATGAGGCTTCTGGTGTGCCAGAGCAAGTGTTCGAGGCCGCGGCTGGATCGATGTCGGGGCATAACGCGGTGACGCTGCTTTTGGGGAATCCGGTGCGAAGCAGTGGGTTCTTTTACGACACGCACACGCGCCTGGCCGATGAGTGGACCACGTTTCAGGTGGCGTGTACTGACTCGCCAAGGGTGTCGGATGAGTACGTCAAAGAGATGGCCATGCGGTATGGGGAAGAGAGCAACGTCTACCGGATCAGGGTGATTGGTGAGTTTCCAAAGGGGGATGATGACACTGTGATTGCCATGGACCTACTTGAGAGTGCGGTCAATCGGGATGTCGCGCCCAGTGAGTATGCGCCCATGCTCTGGGGCTTGGATGTGGCGCGGTTTGGTAGTGATAGATCGGCCCTCTGCAAGCGCCAAGGGAATGCGGTGACTGAGAATATCAGGACATGGAAGAATCTGGACTTGATGCAATTGACTGGCGCGGTGGTGGCCGAGTACAAGGCGCTGCCACCCAGCCAGCAGCCAAAGGAAATACTGGTGGACAGCATTGGATTAGGCGCTGGGGTGGTGGATCGACTGCGGGAGCTGGGGCTGCCGGCCAGAGGGATCAATGTGTCGGAATCACCCGCGATGGGCAACACCTACAGGAATCTGAAGGCAGAGCTTTGGTACAAGGCACGGGCGTGGCTTGAGGCGAGGGACTGCAAAATGCCAAAGGATGAGGTGCTGATTGCTGAACTGGCCACAGTGCGCTACTCATTTACCAGCAACGGCAAGATCGCCATCGAGGGGAAAGACGAGATCAAGAGACGCGGCCTGCCAAGCCCTGACAAGGCCGATGCCTTTGTCCTGACGTTTGCCAGTGATGCGGTCGCAGGGATGTACGGGTCAAGTGGCTCAGGCAAGTGGTCCCAACCCCTGCGCAGAAACCTGGTCAGGGTTGCATAATTGGCGCTATTGACTAACCAATGGGGGAAACCTATGAAGGCAATGAGTAAAGCGCAGAAGAAGGTCGGCAAGGTGATGGGTGAGTACAAGGCCGGCAAGCTCCACAGCGGTGGCACTGGCAAGGTGGTGAAGAATCCACAGCAGGCAATTGCCATTGCATTGTCTGAGGCCAAGATCAAACAGAAACCCAAAAAGGGGATGAAATAATGGCCACTATGCAGCGCACCATGAGCCAAGTCATGGACAAAGAGCCTGGCGAGGACATGAGCGCAGGCGAGAACTGCCCCATGCCCACGCAAGACATTACGCTGAATCTAAAAAACCGCGCAAAGGCAATCACCAGCGCGGCCTATGGTCCTGAGAATCCCAAACTGCCAAACAGCGCGTTTTGGCAAAAGAAGGCAGACCAGTGGGATGTCTCAGCCGAGGATGCCAAGAAAAGCCTATGCGGTAACTGCGCGGCATTCAATGTGTCTGACAAGCTGAAAAACTGCATTGCACAGGGTATTGGCATGGAAGCTGACCCATGGGGAACAATCAAGTTGGCCGATCTGGGTTACTGCGAAATCTTTGATTTCAAGTGTGCAGCCAGCCGGACATGCGATGCATGGGTGGTGGGTGGACCTAATACGGGTGAAGAAACTGAAGATATGGGAGATGAAGAATGAAAGGTTTGTATGAAAATATTCATCGAAAACGCGAAAGAATTGCTGCTGGCAGCAAAGAGAAAATGCGCAAGCCTGGTAGCAAGGGTGCTCCAAGCGCTGCTGACTTTAAAGCAGCGGCTAAAACCGCCAAGCCAGTAAAGAAAAAATGAAGACCCCAGCTTGGCAGCGTAAAGAGGGCAAAAGCCCGACTGGCGGCTTAAATGCCAAGGGTCGGGCCAGTGCCAAGGCCGAAGGCATGAACTTAAAAGCGCCAGTTAAGTCTGGTGACAATCCAAGACGCGCCAGTTTCTTGGCACGCATGGGCAATATGCCTGGTCCTGAGATGAAGGGTGGTGAGCCAACCAGACTGCTGCTGTCACTTAAGGCATGGGGCGCCAGCAGTAAAGCAGACGCCAAGGCGAAGGCGGCTGCGATCAGTGCCAGAAATAAGGCAAAGAAATGACCCCTATTGGAATATGCTCAAAAAACGAGAAGTGCTTACCCGTACTTCTTAAGTCTATTGAGCTATATGTGCCGGAAGATGTTGAGATTTTTATAACCAGTCCAAACATCCAGTCTTTGCCAAAACACAAAGTGCATCATTTTGTGCATACATACGAGACTGGCGGTGCTGCACATAACTTTATGGCTCACAAAATATTTGAGACGCATGACGATTTTGTCTCTATTGACGATGATGTGGTGCTAAACCCAAACACATACAGCGTATTGATGGATGATGTCAATCAACTTAAGTCAATGGGCATAAAACTTGGCATTGTGGCTGGAAGAACAAACTACGCCAAGGGTTATCAGAATATTCGCAAGGGAGAGGGTAAGCTGTATTCGCTTGGGTATGAGAGTGAAAACCTAATTGTTGAAACAGATTATTTGGCTGGAATTGTTGCCTGGTGTCAAAAGTCAACTTGGGTTGATATTGCTCCAATAGACTGGTATTCAGACGATTTGCAATGCAATGAATTTATAAAAAAAGATTGCAAATTGTTTATATCCCGCGCATATTTTCATCATGTTGGATCGCAAACATTTGGGACTGACTTTGCCAAGTGCAAAGAAAACTCAGAAAACTGGTTGCGCGATAACAGACCAGATATGCACAAAAAATACTTTGGTAGCTAACAAATGATCTGTCCAATTGTCATTGCCACTGTGAGGGGCCACGGGTTGTCGGTGTTGCTGGAGTCGATTAAGCAATACGCGCCAGAGTGTCCGGTCTATCTGCGCGGCCCACAGTCAGTCATTGACAATTACCAAGCCGACTTAAAGATTTATGGCCAGCCAAGGAGCTTTGGTGAGGACTACAACGAGATCATTGAGATGGCGCTCAAGGACTGGTCATCATGCATTGTGGCCAATGACGACATTGTGCTGACACCCACCAGTGTGAAGGTGCTGATGGAAGATGTGGCCATTGTCAGGACCATGAACAGTTACAAGGCTGGGTGGGTGGCGGCAAGGTGCGATGCGGCCCCAGCTTGTCAGAATGTGCGGATCAGTGAGCCAGGTGAAAAGCTAAACTTCTACAAATTCCCATCTGAGTCACACATCAAGTTGGCCCAAGTAATCAGCCCAATATTTGCATGGATATCAAGTGATGCATTTGAAGAGGCAAAGTTTCCCCCTCTGAATTGGTACAGTGATGATGTGCATTGTATGGATTTGGTGAGAAAAGGCTATGGCCATTATGTGAGCGCCAGCTATGTTCATCACATTGGCTCAAACACCATTGGCTTTAATGCCAAGCAGCTGCATGAGGATGCGCTGCCATGGCTCAGAGAGAATCGACCAGAATATACGCAGGCTTGGTTTGACTTTTAAAGACTAAAATTCAGGCAATGCGATTTACCTAAAGGCACAGCCATGATTGAAAACATTACCGACAACCTATCTACTGATGTTGCAGCCAAAGAGCCAATGGATGAGATGGAGCTGCAAGCCATTGTCACGCAAGACCTGACCGATGCGATCAGCTATGTGGACAGTGACTTGTCACCCACACGCGCCAAGGGGACTGAATACTATCGCGGTGATTTATTCGGCAATGAGGTCGATGGCAATAGCAAGGTGGTGGCCATGGAAGTGCGGGACACTGTCTCGGCCATGCTGCCAAGCCTGATGCGCGTTTTCTTTAATTCTGAAAATGTGGTCGAGTTTGCCCCCCGTGGCCCAGAAGACGTGAAGATGGCCCAGCAGGCGACCGACTATGCAAACTATGTTTTCCAGAATGACAACAACGGATTTTTAACGACCTATGCAATTTTTAAGGATGCACTGGTCAGAAAATGTGGCATTGCCAAATTCTGGTGGGAAGACGAAGAGAAGGTCCGAATCGAGGAATATACGGGCCTAGATGACCAGACGCTAGAGATGCTGATGCAAGAGCCTGGTGCAGATGTCAAGATTGTGGTTTCTTATCCTGACCCTGCAATTGACGAAATGCAGATCAGCACAGTTGACCCGATGACTGGTCAGCCGGTTATGGTTCCACCCGCCATGGTCCATGATGTGCAAATCAAGCGCATCACAAAGGATGGCCGGATCAGGATCATGGCCGTGCCACCTGAAGAGCTGCTACTGGACAGACGCGCCAGATCGTTTGACGATTCGACCATCATTGCCCACCGGCAGATGGCCACCATGGCTGATTTGTTGGCCATGGGTTATGACCAGGATGAGATCGAAGAGAATATGTCATCGACTGACTTGGACAGCAATGACGAGTATTTGGCGCGCCAGCCACTATCCACCACATTTGGCACAAATGACGCGGCAAACCCAATGATGCGCAGAGTGCTATACATCGAGGCTTACTCGCGTGTGGACTTTGATGGTGATGGCATTGCAGAGTTGCGCAAGGTCTGCTGCATGGGTGGTGGCTATAAGGTGGTGCGTAATCTGCCGGCCAGTTACATTCCCTTTGCCGACTTTCCCTGCGACCCAGAGCCACACACAAGCCCACTTGAGGCTATGTCGATTTTTGACATCACCCGTGACTTGCAAGAGATCAAGTCGGAAATACTCCGCAACACATTGGACAGTCTGGCCCAGTCGATCCACCCGCGCACAGCGGTGGTCGAAGGCCAAGTCAACATTGATGATGTCTTGAACAACGAAACGGGTGCAATTATTAGAATGCGTGCGCCTGGCATGGTCCAGCCCTTGACAACCCCATTTGTGGGTCAGGCCGCATTCCCGATGATGGAATACATGGACCAGATCAAAGAAGATCGCACCGGCATGAGCAAGGCCGCCATGGGACTGAACGCTGATGCATTGCAGTCAAGCACCAAAGCAGCTGTGAATGCAACGATCAACGCCAGCCAAGGCCGCATTGAGCTGACAGCCCGAATCTTGGCTGAAGGCATGAAAAAGCTATTCAAAGGCATTTTGTTCTTGGCCACAACGCACCAGGACAAAGCCCGAATGGTGCGAATGCGCAATGAGTGGGTGCAGATCGATCCAAGATTCTGGGACACCAGCATGGATGCCAACATCAATATTGCCTTGGGTAATGGCGACACCAACGAGAAACTGCAAGCGCTGATGATGATCATGGCCAAGCAAGAGCAAATCTTGCAG